CGAGCATTGTAGGCGTCAGGTTCCCACCGGGGCGGTTCGTAGCCTGGCGGTTCTGGAGATCGAGTGTATCCAAGACCTGCTCTTGAAGTTTCAAGGCAGTGTCACGGTTAGCCTGGATGCCTGCCTGGTAGTTCTCGGACGTAGTTGTCTGATTGCCGTTAACCGTAGGCTGCGCTGGGGCAGTTGTATCAACATTTGGTGCCGGAGACGCCTGGGCAGCAGGGGCTGCGTCCATCTGGGGCACATTGCCCCTCTGAATAGCCCGAGCTTGGGCCAGGGGCTGGTCTGGGAGGCTAGTACGCTGAACGCTACTACCGCCGTCCATGAGACTGGCGTCCAGGTGGTTGTTCACCAGGTTGACCAGCTGGGTTAGAGCCCGGATAGGCCGTTGCTCACCGTTAAGACCGGCCTGGGCATCATCGAGGACCTTGTTGATCGCCACATCATTGGGGTTCTTGCTGTCAGCTGGGTGCTTCAAGCGTAATTCAGAGACCACTGTTTGGATCTCTTCTGCGGGGATACCTGTGCCGACCGCGACAGTGCCCAATGGGCTGCCATCTGTGGCGTTGCCTGTCATGCCTGCAAGTGTACTGACGATGTTGGCGTCTTCTGCCTCCTGGGCTGCCTTGGCTGCTGCATCGTCAGCCTTGGCTTGCTCTGCCTGCTGTTTTTCGAGTTGGGCATCGGCAATTAGAGATCGACCCTGGGGAGCATCTTGGCCAACGAGTTTCTCGAGCTTCGTTACAAAGCGGTTGACCTTGGAACGGCGACCCGTGGCTGCATCAAAGGCCCGACCGGCGGCAACAATGCCTGCGGACTTCAGTGGGCCAACAACAGATGCACCATAGAGGCTACCAATTGTGCTGAGGCTGCGGTTGGGGTCATAGTTACCTGAATTGTCAGTGAAGGGGTTTAGGAAGTCCGTGAATTGACTGACGCCACCTTTGAGGCCGTCCTGGAAGAGATCTGTGAGGACATCCCCCTGGTCAAACAGCTGCTGTAGCTGACCGGCTTCTAAGGAAGTAGGGCCTAGAAGGCGGACGATAGCGTCAGCATTCTCTTTTGTGACCTTAGATTTGACTTTGTTCTTACCCTGGCGGATTGCAGTGGCGGCTGCGGCGTAGTCTTCTAGTAGCTGATCGAGAGTTCCTGCATTCTTTGGAGACAACCGAGCTTTAACATCTGGATGGGTGGCTATTGCCGAGATCTGGCCCGAGATCTTCTCATGTGCAGCCTCGAGTGTAGCTTTTGCTCCACCACCGGCGCGTACATCCTTGAGGTTGTTGCCTTGAGCTTCTGATATTTCGCGGAGGGTACGGGCCAGGTCAGCAGCTGCGCCACCATATGCGGGGTCACCTTCAATCTTGGACCGCCAAGGTGCTTGACCGGCGACCATGGCTTCTGGAGCGGCAGATGCACCACCGGCGAGGCCTTCTGTGATGTTCTCTTTAAAGCTCTGTTCATCGCCTACAGCTGCGGTTGCTGCGCTTTCCCCAGCAGCCTCAGACGAACCTTGAGCAAGTGTCTGCCTGGTTATGCTTTTCTTGATAACTTGTTGGGCAACTAAACCCTGACCAGCCAGGTCGGCTGCGGCAATAACTAGGCCTCGAACTACACCCCGTGTTTGTGCTTCTTCCATAAGTTCTGGGTTTTTAAAAAGAGTAGCAGCCTGGTCAGGGTCTGATAGATCAATGCCATTCTCTGAAAGAAAACTATTTACCTCGTTAGAATATTCACGGCCAAAACCGCCTAACGACATGACTGCTGCGCCTGCTACGGGGTTACCCGTGGCAGCTGTTGTTGCAATACCGGCAGCCATCTGGGGTGCGCTCTCAGCTACAGTTTCTCCCAGGAATGTCATGAACCCAACCGGGTCATTTGTTACAGTTGATAGCCAGCCTTTGAAATCATCAGGAGCCTCAGCTAATTCTTGCGCATACGCTGCTGCGCCCGGCGACATAGGGAGATCAGCAGCCTTCTCACGCCAAAATGCAACGGAACCACTGTTTGCCTTGATACGATCAAACGCAGCATAGACATCTTCTTGGGTTTCCAGAGAGTTTGCGTTCTCGATGCGTTTAGCGACCACCTGGCTATAGTTGACCTGTGCCTGCGGTGATACACCATACTGCCCCATCAAACGGGCAGTGCCCTGGTCATCCTCAAGATTGACCCCCCGGCTTGCCATAGCGCCTTGGGGGACGCCTGCCCTCATGAGTTCTTCATATTTTATGGCATTAGCACCAGCTGGTGCTTGTATCTTGGCTTTTTCTGCAAGTGTACGCATATCAGCCATGGCAGCAGCAGTCGGAAGTGCAGAGATTGTCTGGTAAGTACCCCGGCGGACAGCACGGTCGAAACCAGTGCCTTCCGGGTTGATCTCAGGTTCTGCACTTGTGGTAGTGGGGGCTGAAGTGGTTGCAGGGTTGTAATTTGCCATGGCAAAAGCCATCGCGCCATCACGATCAGGTCCACGCACGGTTCTGATTTGCCCGTCAGGCATCTTTATCTTAAATTCTGGCATGTGAGATCCTAGAGTGAGTTAGTCTACAAAGGAGAAGCCGCCGGAAGCGGCACCCTGTTCAAAAGCGAGGATCTTACTATTGATCCTTAGTTTCTCTCTTAGGTGAAACAGCCAGGTAGCCTCTGTAGTATCAGCAGTGGCCGGGATTGGTGCCAGGAACAGTGCCATCTCTTTGTCACTGATGGCACCCTTGGTGTTAGCGGTTACGGCTAATGCCTCGTTAACCCTGTAGTTCTCAAGTCTTTGGCGGTAGTAGGCACGTTTAGCACCTTCATCGTTACCATAGAAGTAATCACGCAGACCTGAGCGATCTAACCACGCTTGTACTGTACCATCCATGGGGCCAGTCAGCCCCCCTTGTTCAAGGGCTGAAATCAGAGTGCCTAATTCATTTACACCTTCCTGAGCCATGATCATATCGGCACCGGATTTAGGTTTGTTTGCCTTAGCTTTTGCAGCAGCCTGGGCATCCGCGCGCCTCTGGCCTTCCACTCGCCGAGCTTCCTCGAGGGCAAAGGCTTCTTGCTCGGCCTGGCGGTTGTAATCTTGGATGTTCCCGTATTCCTGGCCCATCGCTGCCATCCAGTTACCGCCAGACCCTGAAGGATCTGAGGCTGATTGGAGGCCTGCGGCGCCTATACGCATTAAACCCTCAGACCGCATGTCTATCTGACCAGAAGGGACCTTCGATGAACCTCGGGCATTACCAGACAGAGCTGGAGGCTTTGGGTTTGGCTGCTTTGGGTCTACTAAGGCTGGCTGACCCTGGGGATACTGCATCCCGTTAACTTGGCCCATGGTGAGTGCGGGGCGTCCATAAGTATATGCATTCATGATCCGAACCATCCTCCAACCTTCTGATTAATCTTCTGACCCCAGGTTGTATCTTCACCTTCCTTGAAAGGCGTGTTGGCAAAATTATAGCCCATCATGCCCCCGGAAATTGCTGCACCTACTGGGTCAGAATAGTTGCCGGCAAACTTGTTAGCGGTCTGAGGACCATTCTGGGTGAGCATCCCGTTCTTGTAGTCCGCGTAAACATTTGAAGCGAAGTCTCGGTTGCCCTCAAAGCGCACACGTTCATCATTCATTTGAGCCTGGTCATAACCCTGGAGGGCACCACCGGCACCCATGCCCATTTGGTAACCTGTGTTGGCCGTGTTCATACCTGAGTTGTAGGCATTCTCGATCGAGTTATTGGCTGCACCAGCGTTCACCAATGCGTTACCTTGATCGGCAAATGCTTGGCGCTGTTCACCCAGAGACTGAGTGCGGAGACCATCAAGGACTTGGGACGACACATCAGCGCGGCGGTCATCGTAGGCACGGTTGGCTACTGCTGTAGCTACACCGGCGCGACTGGAGTTCATGTTGTTTGTGCCGCTTGCTGCTAGGTCGATGCCTGTCAGCGTGTTCTCTTGCAGGTTGCGGCGATCGTCACGCATTGCAGCGTTGACCAGGGGGTTCATGTTGTCCATGGCATACTGGTTTGCAGTGTCCATACGTCCCTGTGCAGACACGCCATCAGCCATACCCTGGTACTGGTCGTACAAACCACGGGCGTTTGCGCCAAAGCCTGCATTAGCACCAGCCATGTTGAAACCACGGTTCATGATGCCCATTGAGGCATCCCCGTAACCTGTGGCTGCGCCGGTCTGGTAACCATTGGGGCCAGCATAGGTGGGTCCACCGTAGAAACCTGCGGCTAACCGGGCATCGTTGGCAGCTTGGCCGCCTTCTAATGCTTTGTCTGTGTATGGTTTGTATTGGTTGAAGCCAGCCATGTTCTGGCGGTTTGCTTCGTCTGCGGCGTTACTCTTTTTGTTTGCGCTGTAGAGACCTACACCGACGGATGCGATTGTTGCGATCCATGCCATATTATTATTCCTCTTCACTCATCAGTGTGTGGGTTTGCATAAAGTCCTCGAGGCCAGACAGATCTGGTTCCTCCAAACCCATTGCTGAGTAAGTTGGGCTTATGACCTCTTCTTCTATGTCTGAGAGATCTTCTTCTTGGTTGTGCTTTGTTAGATGCACGGTCGTTAGGATTGCATCCTCGAGGACGTGAAAGGCCCTCTTGGATCCCGCCGGTGAGACAAAGGTCACAGGTGCAACCAGGTCCTGTTTGCCGCCATTCTCAGAAACAACCAGGACGCGGCCTTGCATCAAGAAAGTTAGGTGAGGCAGCTTGTGTAGCTTACCTACGCAGACCGTACCTTCAGGCATAAACAGCTGTCGTGCATACTGGGCACAGCCATATTCGTCGCTCACAGGGGTAAAGTAATGCTCAACAGTAGCGTCCAGCTGTCTGTCTTGGATGTCTCCACGCTCAATACCCAGGTCGAGAATATACTGAAGAGAGGAGATGTCAGATCGTATGTTAAGGTCATGCTTCATACTGCCACCCAAGATGTGCCGTTATAGACAACAAGACCCTCGGATCCGTCACCTTTAGGGTCCCAGGGAGATACAGCATAGCGAACCATGCCCTTCCTGGAGTTATCGGGTTGCCGGTCGGTAGCTTGGATTGACGCATCCGCGAGAGACTGGATGACAGCCTCGATTTCGCGGTATTCCTCCTGGACGTAGTTGCCCAGGTTCTCTTTTGCCAACAAAGGTATCTGCCGCCGGACATAGCGGTTGACCAGGAGATTAAGTTTATCTGATAGAGACATAAATTACCTCCGACCTGTCACTTGGAGATCAACGTCCATACCTGAGAAGTTAAAGTCTTTTATGGTTGCGCTTGTCATCTTGTAGGACAGATAGCGGCCTGAGATCCGGGTATCGACCTTATAGGACGTGTTGCTATCAAAGATGATGTCGGACCCATAATTAGGGGTGCCGGTGGGTATGTCAGCTGCGCCAAAGGTGAAACTAAACTCACCGTCAGAGTTCACCGTTGAAATCTGAGGTAGCATCTTACTGATCACCTTGTATCCACTAAGGGACAAGCCTTGCTCATCGAGATCGATACCCTGGCGCTCTAGGATGAAGGGCTCAGAATAAGCCGTATCAACAGAGAAAGACAAAGACCCTGTATCCGCGAGGTCAATACCATAGAGCTTACTCTGGGTCACACCCCCACCAACTGTAGAGATTACGATAGGGTGCCGGGCATACGGGCTCTCCTGGTCATGGTAGGAACCACCGATAGACGCATAAGTCTGCGTGGCATCTGCATATGAGAACACCGAGTTTACGTTGGCTTCAGTCCCTGTGATTACATTAGGGAGATCCTGGAAGGTCCAAACGTCCTCTTTGTAGTTGTACACGGCGGCGCGGTTGCACGATGTGCCATCCGTATATACGGCCATGTCATCACCGGAGTGGTAGCAGAAGTATACTTCCTCGAGATCCGTATTGTGCATAGTAAAGCAGACATTGTGCTTACTGTTATCGATGCCACTGAAGATGTAATCACGGACGCGACCATCGCAGATCGAGGTGCGCGTGTTACCATCAGTCATGTAGATATCGTCGCGGTCAAAGACATAATGGCGACCCTCGACCTCCGTGATGCAGTTCTGGTTAATTACACCAGCGTCATCAAAGACCTTGCGGAAGTTAAAGATGAACGTACCGCCTACGAACTCCATCATCCACACTTGGTCCTGTGAGTAGACCAGGAAGTTAGGGCCAAGGGTTGCACCATCGATGATCGGCGTCTTCATCTGTACGAGGTCATTAAAGCCAGCACTGTTGGTAAGATCAGTCTCATCCCATGTAGTAGGCACCTGGTTGGCCAGTACGGGGTCTGAGAACCTCACACGGTTTGGGTAGGCTACGTTGGTTTCCACGGTGCCCAGCGCCAACAAGAAGTCGCCAAAAGATCTAAGAGACGTAGTACGCATCCCTGACGGCCAATTGGGGAGATCAATAAAGTTAGTCTGAGATCCTGTGCGTGAGATAGGCGTCTGATCATCCCTGTTTAGGTACTGCACATCAGCCAGGGTTGTGGCTGTGACAGCTGGGATAGTAGACGCCGTACCTGAGGTCGTCTTCCGGGTCGTAAAGGTCCCATTAGAGAACTCGCGGACATCGAAGACATCATCTACGACCAACACTGTGTCAAAACCAGTGAGCGAAGTGATGCCATAAGCAAACACAGGGTCGAAGGAGATGTCCGAGACACCACGCATGATGGGACCACGTTGAACAGAACCATCAGAGAACCTTACGTTCTTGGCTCTAGTGAAGGCGTTGATAGGGAGGTTGTAGGGGTCAACATCAGTGACCACGCCCACGGACCCTAGTCCACGGATTGGTAGGTTAGGCATGGCCTGAGTTCCTTATGAGAATACGAATATGTAAGACTGGGGCTTGGAGAGCTTATGGGTGTACCTTACGGTGTAAGGGCTACCATCTGCTGCATCTGCCCAAGCGGCGCTGCCAGTCCAACACGATCTATCAGATACAGCCTCTGGCTCATTTGCAGATATAAGACGACCAGAGTTATCATAGCGATCCACAGGGCACAGAAGTGGGCTGGCCTCTGAGGGCTTCTTGTATCTCTTCTCGATTAGCATTTCGTTGTCTGGAGAGAAGTAGTAGCCAACTATCATTTCATCAGGCTTCTCAGAGTCAACGTATAGACGAACCTTGTCTGAGCCTAGACTTGCTAGGTCCACAAAGTATCTA